TATTGAATCAACCAGGAGGCCGTGATGGCAGAACCTAACAAAACGGAGCCAGTCCCCCCGCTCCTCGTTCAACGGATGGGCCGGAAGTTCCGGATCGTCTACAAGGAGACCCGCAACCTCGCCCGCTTCAATTCAGGCCAGCCCGTCGACGACGGCGGCTTCGAGGACCAGGGCGACGCGATGATCCACATGAGCAAGGTCACGGCCGGCCTCACGTTCTCCGATCCAGAAGACGAGAACGTCGGCGCATGAAGCCGGACGAAGGCCCGCCGAAGGACTACCCGATCCTCCCAGATCTCGATCCCCTGGACCCGCCGGATCCGTTCGACCCGACCGGCTACTATGACCGGAAGCTCAAGCGAGCCGAGGAGGTCCTTCCCTATCTGGCCTGGGCCTGGGTCATCTTCGTCGTCATGGTCGCCGCGACCTTTATCTGGAACGTCGTCCAGGCCCAGGAGCCCGTCCCGTTCGAGGAACCATGTCCGGGAACGACCGAACCAGGCGGCGGTCCTTGTGTCGTCTACAACCAGGCGCTCGTCTGGATCCAGACCGGCGACGTCCGGAAGCTACGCTGGGGCCAGAACCAGGCGGACCTCGACACGATGGTCCTCGAGTTCGAGATCGAGATCTTCAAGTTCCCGCCGAAGCCCTCCCAGATCCCGATCGTCACCGGCACGACGCCCGAAGAGATCACCGAGTTCGCCTGGATCCCGATCCGCGCGGGGACTTACTGGGCGCGCGCGCGTTCGTGCAACATCGAGATCCCCCAGGACGGCGCGCCGATCGACGGAACTCAACCAGAACAACGTCCCGACGGCTCCTGGATCTTATGCTCGATCTGGGCGTCGTCTCTCGACTCGACCTACACGAACCCGGCGGTCTATCCTCGGGGATTCATGTATCACGCGACACTCGCCCCGGCTTCCGGCGGCGGGATCGAATAGGAGAACACCGTGAGCAAAATCAACCAGAAGAAGCTCGTCGTCGACGCGAATCCCGCGACCGACTTCTGGGCCTGGTATCAACGCCCGACCGCTCCAGATCTCGACGCCTGGCTCGCATCTATCGACGCCGGCCAGGAGACACCCTTCGCGACGACAACCGTCCCCGAGGCCCAGATCCCAGAAGTCGAGGGCGAGTTCGACTTCGCCGTCGTCCAGGGAGACGACGCCGGCAACCTAAGCGACCCGACGAGCTTCCCGGCCTGGGCGGCGGTCCCTTTAGACCTAAGCCCCCCGCCGCCGGCGACGGGCGGCCAGATCGTCGACGTCGGAATCTCGTGATCCTCGGGATCATAATCATCGCCCTCATTATCTGGAGAACAACATGATCGTCAACGCCCTCTTCTTCGCCGCCGGCCTCGTCGTCGCCTGGAACTTCCCCCAGCCCCTCTTCGCCCAGAAGGCCGAGAACTGGGTCCGCTTGAAGCTCAAGCTCGAGACGAAGACCTTCCGCCAGTGAGCCACAAGCGCGGGGAAAGCAACAACGGCGACCGGGCGAGCTCGTCCGGCCGCTACTCCGAGACCTCCTGGTTCCGGAAGAACGTCAAGAAGCGACGCCGGCGGACCGAGATCGCGAAGGCCTCGAGACGAAGGAACCGGAAGACGTGAGCGACCGGATCCAGATCTTCGACATCGCCCCGAGCCCCTACGTCCGACAGACCCGCGCGGACAAGTGGAAGAAGCGCCCGGCGGTCCTTCGCTATCGCGCCTTCCGTGACGAGGTCGCGATCCGGATCCGAGAGCTCCCCGAGGACTTCTTCCATGTCGTGTTCTTGATCCAGGTCCCGGCCTCCTGGTCGGAGAAGAAGAAGCGCGACCACATCGGCCGGCCTCACCTGGGGAAGCCCGACAAGGACAACCTCGAGAAGGGACTCCTCGACGCGATCTACCGGGGCCGAGACGACGCTCATGTCTGGAACACGGCCTCGACGAAGCTCTGGTCCGGCTACCCGGCGATCATAATCGCGGACGACTATCTCCCCTTCTACGAGATCCCCGTCGACCTGGCGGAACTTGTCCGCGGCTCCTGGGACGTCTACGATCGCGTCATCGTGTGAGACGAACCGGAGGCCGTGATGGCGGAAGAACATGAACAGATCCAGGACACCTTCAACGCGGGCGCGCGCGGTCACTGGCTCAGTCCCCTAGACCTCACCCAGTTCCTCGAGCTCCTCCGAAACAACGGGAACGTCTCCATGTCGGCCCGCCTCATCGGTCGATCGCGCTCCACGATCTACGCCTTCGCCGACAAGGCCCCGAGCTTCAAGGAGGCCATGAGGGAGGCGATGATCGAAGGCCGTGAGCTCCTCCTGGGCGAGGGATGGCGTCGGGCTCATCAATTCACGGAACACCGAGACCAGGACGGGAAGATCCACGTCCAGCCCCCGTCCGACCGTCTCCTCTCCCAGCTCATCGGCGGCTTCTTCTCCGAGTTCCGACCAGGCAACAAGGACGAGCGCGCCCCGGATGAGCTCCTCCCGGACTCCGCGGACTTGACGCAACTCTCCGACGCGGACCTCGAGGCGCTCGAGAAGATCCTCTCGAAGGTAAGCTCCGACGATGTCGGCGCTCGCGCGGGTTAAAGCGGAGCGAGCTCGTCGACGTCTCGGTCTCCACGACTTCGTCGAGTCCGGCTGGAGCGAGGTCGATCCCTCCCCTCTAGTCCTGGGCCGCTACACCCGGACCTTATGCTGGGTCCTCGAGCAAGTTCTCAAGGGTCGGATCCGCCGGCTCATAATCAACGTCCCGCCCGGTCACATGAAGAGCCTCACGGTCTCGGTCTTCTGGCCGGCCTGGGCCTGGCTCCTGGATCCTGGGAAGCGGTTCGCCTTCACCTCCTACCGCGGCGAGCTCGCGCTCCGAGACGCCGATCGCTCTCGAGATCTGATTCGCTCGGAGTTCTACCAGGACCTCCTCTCGGGCCGGCCTGGCGACTTCTCGCTCCTCCGGACCGGCCAGGACACGAAGAGCCGGTTCGCGAATACCCTCGGAGGTTATCGCTTCTCGACATCGGTCTCCGGGATCATGGGCGAGGGCGGCGACATTGTCGTCATCGACGACCCTCACAACGTCGAGCAAGCCGAGAGCGACACCGTCCGCGACGAGACCGTCCGCCGGATCCGCCTCGCGCTCCCGACCAGGGTCCGCTCGAAGACCGGCGCGGTCGTCGTTATCATGCAACGACTACACCCTCGAGACCTCACCGGCGTCCTCCTGGAAGAAGAGCCGGATCTCTGGACTCACTTGTGTCTTCCCGCGCGCTTCGAGCCCTCCTGGGTCGACAAGAACGGACAACAACACGGACATCCTCACCCGTGTCGCTTCGACTGGCGGAAGACCGAGGGCGAGCTCCTCTTCCCGGAGCTCTTCGACCAGAAGCGGATCGAGGAGCTCACGACCGGCCTCACCGAGTACGGAGAAGCCGGCCAGCTCCAACAACGGCCGCATCCGCGCGAGGGCGGCATGATGAAGCGGGACGACTTCAAGATCGTCGACGCCTCCGAAGTTCCGAAAGGCGGGACCGTCGTCCGCGGCTGGGATCTCGCGGCAACCGACGCGAAGGAGGCGAACTCGAAGAACGCCGCCTGGACCGTCGGCTTGAAACTTCGCCATGTGAAGAGGAAGATCTACATCGAAGACGTGATTCGGTTCCGGGGCTCGCCGTATAAAGTACGCGAAAAGATGAGAACAACGGCGAACCAGGACGGGAAAGGCGTGAAGATCGACTTCCCGCAAGATCCAGGCCAGGCGGGGAAGGCCCAGGCGGAAGACATCGCCGCGGACTTCCCGCGCTTTCGGATCTACTACTCGCCCGAGTCGGGCGACAAGACGATCCGGGCCGAGGCTCCAGCGGCGCAAGTCGAAGCGGGCAACGTGTACCTCGTGCGCGGAGCCTGGAACGGAGTGTTCCTCGATGAGGCCGCCGCGTTCCCTGGCTCGACCTTCAAGGATCAAGTCGACGCGCTCTCGCGAGCGTATCATCGGGCCGTGAGGGCTCCTCGAAGACCCACTTCTGGATCCGTTAAGGGAGCCGCATGACATGACCGACAACATCCTCGCCACCTCGACCGCGCCCCTCCAGCCAGGGATCACGACGAACCCGACCGGAGCCCAGGGCGGCTCGAACATATCCTCGCCGCATCCCGACTACTCGGCCAGGCGGCCCGACTGGGTCCTCATGTTCGACACCCACGAAGGCCAGCGTCACATCAAATCGAAGACGACGACCTACCTCCCCGCGACTTCCGGGATGAGGGCCTTGTCGTCAACACCGAACAAGCTCGACGGCGAGGGCCTGGCGCTTTACGAGGCCTACTTGATCCGGGCCTTCTTCCCGGACCTGGTCAAGGAGACCGTCCGGGCGCTCACCGGGATCCTCGACCGCGAGGCCGCGAACATCGAGCTCCCAGAAGCCCTCGAAGACATGAGGGAGATCGCAACGGCGAAGGGCGAGAGCCTCAACGATCTCCTGATCTCGATCCACATGAATCAGCTCCTTTACGGCCGCCTCGGCCTCCTCCTGGACGTCGATCCGAACCGGGACCTCCCGCTCATAGTCCCCTACCCGGCGCCCCAGATCCTCAACTGGGACGACCTCACGACGACGAACGACCCCAGGCAAACCGACGACGAGAAGCGGAGCGAGGCCCTTCGCCGGCTCCTCATGACCGTCCTCGACGAGAGTCGCTTCGAGCGGGACACCGGGAACGCCTACGAGTGGAACCTGGTCGAACGCTTCCGGGCGCTCACCCTGGGCGAGACCGGCCAGCTCGTCTACACGACCCAAATCGAACGCGACGGCGTCCTCCAGGAGGCGGTCCAGCCAGCGATCCGCGGGAAGACCCTCGACGAGATCCCCTTCACCCTCATCAACACGAACGACCTCGCGACGAAGCCGGGCGAAGCTCCCCTGGTCAACCTGGGGAACCTCTCGCTCGCGATCTACCGGGGCGAAGCCGATCATCGGAGCGGCCTCTTTATGGCCGGCCAGGACACCCTCGTCATCACCGGCTACGACATAAGCTCGGGCGACGAAGACAACCCCAGCGCGGACTCGACGCCGATCATCGGCTCGGGCGCCTATCTCAACATCCCCTCGGCCGACGGCGACGCGAAGTTCATCGGGCCGAACTCCCAGGCCTTGAGCGAGCAACGGACGAGCCTCGAGGACGACTACCGGCGAGCCGGCGAGGAAGGGATCAAGCTCCTCTCCTCTGGAGCCGGCGCCGAGGCCGCCGAGACGCTCCGGATCCGCGTCGCCGCCAGGACGGCAACCCTCCAGACGATCGCCCAGACGGCGGCGGCCGGTCTCGAGACGGCTCTCCGCCAGGCGGCGGTCTGGGTCGGCGCGAACCCGGACGAGGTGAAGGTCGAGCCGAACCTGGACTTCATCGAGGAGTCGCAGGATCCGAAGGATCTCATCGCCTTCGCTACGGCGAAGAAGTCGAAGGTCCCGCTCGCCTGGAAGTCGGTCCACAACTGGCTCCGCCAGAAGGACTTCACCGAGCTCACCTTCGAGGAGGAGCTCGAACAGATGGAAGAGGAGGCCGACATGGAGGTCTTCGAGTCCAGCGGCGGCGACCTCCTGGGCGAAGAGGGAGATCTCCAAGATCCGGCCATGATCGCCCAGCGCGAGGCGGCCATGAACGCCGCCGGCAACATGGGACCAGGCAACCAGGGCAACCAGGAAGACCAGGGCGACGTCGCCGGCGAGGAGTAGAACGTGGCAACGTCGAACGAGGAGCTCCGCGACCAGCTCCTCTCCCATCAAGTCCAGCTCCTCCGGTATGGGAAGGGACTCCGGGACCGGATCGTCGCGCTCCTGAATAGATCCGAGCCCGAGCTCCAGCGGAAGCTCCGCGCCAGGCTCGAGCGGATCGGCGCCCTCGGCTACGACACCGGCCCCTCGACGACCCGGAAGCTCATTATCACCGAGCGGCTCATCAAGGCCATCCTCGACCCGACCTGGGCGACGATCAACGACCTCGTCCGGCGCGAGCTCCTGGGCCTGGCCGTCGGCGAGATCGCCTGGATCGCCGGAACCGTCTCGAAGGCGCTCCCCGTGATCTGGACGCCGGCGCTCCCGACGCCGCGCCAGGTCCGCTCGATCGTCCTCGCCCGGCCCTTCCAGAACAAGATCCTCCGCGACTGGCTCTCGACCTACCAGGCCGGAGACCGCCGGCGCATGATGGACCAGATCCGCCAGGGCCTACTCTTCGACGAGACCCCGACCGAGATCGGCCGGCGGATCTTCGGGACTCGAGCCCTCGGCGGCGTCGACGGGACGCGCGAGATCACCCGACGCGGAGCCCAGACCCTCGCCCAGACGGCGACGAGCGCGATCACGAACGGAACGCGCCAGCGACTCTACCTGGAGAACAAGCGGATCATCCCGCGCGAGCTCTACGTCGCGACCCTGGACTCCAGGACGACGCCCCAGTGTCAAAGCCTCGACGGCCAGGAGTTCCCAGTCGGCGAGGGACCGATCCCGCCGGTCCACATGAATTGTCGGTCGGTCCGCGTCCCGGTCATCGACGGCCGGCGGATCGGCAACCGGCCAGCGTCCCAGAACTTCAAGGGCCGACTCGGGAGGCTCCGCGGCCCAGCCAGGCGGCGCGAAGTCGCGAAGCTCGTCGGCAAGGTCCCGGCCTCGACGAACTACGACACCTTCCTCCGGAACTCCGACACGGCCTTCCAGAACAACGTCCTCGGACCTACCCGCGCCCGTCTCTTCCGCGCCGGCGAGTTCGACGTCTCGGGCTTCGTGGATAATTCGGGCCAGCGTCTCACCCTTCGCCAGCTCTACGACATCAAGCCCCAGGCGTTCAACCGGCTCGGGATCCCGGCGCCGGATTGATCCCTGGCGCTCGACTTCACATAATGGCGGCGCTATTATCGCCGAGAACTCGAGGCTCACTGTGAGAGGAGCAACAACGCGATGACATTAGAAGCGATTCTTGAAGACAAGACGAAGATCCCGGACGGGTTCCAGGATCACTACAAGGAAGTCGACGGGAAGTTCGTCCTCGACGTCCAGGGCATGAAGACCCAGGACGACTTCGACAACTACGCCGCCGCCCTCAAGAAACGCTTCGCCGACTCCGCCGCCGACCTATCGAAGAACACCGGCGCCGGCGTTACTCGTGACGAGCTCATGGAGACGGTCGAGTCCGCGCTCAAGAAGTTCGGGAAGCCGACGGGCGACCAGAACGGAAAGGGCAACCAGGACCAGAACGGAGACGTCGCCGCGCGTCTTCACGATCTGGAGCGGAACCTGGCGGACCTCACCGACAAGAACGAGAAGCTCCAGAAGGAACGCGACGACGCCCTGGGAACCAGTCGATCAACAACAATAAGAAACTCGCTCACCCAGGCCGCAACGAAGGCCGGAGTCGATCCGGCCGGCGTCGGGAACCTAGTCCAGCTCGTCGAGGATAAATTCGAGACGAGCCAGGCGGGCGACGTCGTGACGAAGCTCGAGGCCGGGAAAGGCGTGACGCCGAACCAGGCCCCCGAGGACTTCTTCGCGACACTGGCCCGCGACCGATCGTTCCGTATGTTCTGGCCGAAGTCGGTCGGAGCCGGAGCGGATGGCGGAGACGGAGGTCCCGGATCCGGGGCCGATCTCTCCGGGAAGAACCCCTGGACGAAGGCCGGCTGGAACGTGACGAACCAGTCGAAGGTCTTCACCCAGGACAGAAGCGAAGCCGAGCGTCTCATGAAGGCCGCCGGCGTTAAACTGGGCGCGACGTCTCCCGTGAGGTAGACTCGACCCGAACACCCCCAGACCGGCGCCGTGAGGGCTCGGATCCATAACTTGAAGGAGTAGCACCTCATGGCAGAAGTTAGAGTCGCGGACGTCGTAGTCCCGGAGATCTTCGCCCCCTACGTTAGGACCCTCACCGAACAGAAGACCGCGCTCGTCGATTCTGGCGTAGTCGTTCGTGACCCGGCCCTTGACGGCTTCCTGGCCGGCGGCGGGACAACTTTCAACGCGCCCTCATGGCGTGACAACGATGACGACTCGAACATCCTCGCGGATCGCGTCGCCAGCGATAACCCGGCGACGATCGCGACCCCCGCGAAGATCCAGTCGAACCAGGAGATCGCGACCAGGCTCTCGAGGAACCAGAGCTGGCAGACGATGGACCTCGCGGCGGCTCTCGCCGGCGACGACCCCTCGAACGCTATCGCCTCGAATGTCGCCGCCTACTGGCGCCGACGTCTCCAGGCCGTCTTCGTTGCAACCTGGACCGGCATCTTCGCCGACAACGCCCAGGTCACGCCGAACGACGACCCCCGCGCCGGTATCACGAACAACGCCGCCCAGGACGACCTAACCGTCGACATTTCGGGCGCCTTCACGGCGGGCGTCACGGACTTCTCGGCGGAGGCGTTCATCGACGCCATCACCACGGCGGGAGACTCCCAGGACGACTTCGTCGCGGTCATGATGCACTCGATCGTTTACTCGAAGGCCCAGAAGAACAACCTCATCGACTTCATCCCGGACTCGGTCAACGCGAACGCCGCGTCGATCCCGACCTTCCTCGGCCGGCGCGTCATCGTAGACGACACAATGCCGAACGCGGCGGGAACCTTCGACACCTGGATCTTCGGATCTATGGCGAGTCGCTGGGGCGTCGGGAACCCGAAGGTCCCGGCCGAGATCGAACGCTATCCGGGCCAGGGCAACGGCGCGGGCGGCGAGGAGCTCTTCTCGAGGATTGAGTGGTCCATGCACCCAGTCGGTCATCGGTTCCTCTCGGGATCCGTCGCGAACCCGGACGGCGGACCGACGAACGCCGAAGTCGCCGACGGCGTCAACAACTGGGCGCGGACGTTCCCAGAGCGGAAACAAATCAAGGCCGCGCGCCTGGTGACGACCGAGTTCTAAGTCGACCAGAACGTGTCGGAGGCCCGCCTCG